GTGGAACAGAATTAAAACTATTCTTAGATCATGGAAATACAATTGCTAATTTTGGAACAGTAACATCAACTCATTTAGCACTTGTAACAGGAAATACAGAAAGACTTCGTATCACAGCTACTGGTAATGTTGGAGTGAATCAGTCAAATCCAGATGCATATCATTCCTCTGGACAAAATTTAGTTGTAGGTTCTGGATCTGGTGATGAAGGTATGACTATTGTTTCTGGTACTTCTAGCAATGGAGTGATAAATTTTGCTGACGGCACAGCAGGTTCGCAAAGTTATATGGGCAGAATATTATACCGTCATGATGATAATGCCATGACGTTCCATACTAATACTGGTAGTGAAAGACTTCGCATCACATCAAGTGGTCGTGTGCTTATCGGTACTAGTTCTGCTTTCGCTACAGCACAAGCTTACAGATTATTCCAGATTGGTCAGGCAGATGGTGGTTGGATTAATCTCGCAAGAACTGGAGTTCCTTCCAATGGTAATCATCTAGGAGCAATTCAAGGTTTCACCAAGAGTGCAGACGGAAATTATCATGATACAACAGCAATTGATTTTAAGGCAGATGGAACAATATCTAATTCTAGCAAACCCTCAAGAATAGAATTTTATACAACTGCTGGTTCATCTACATCTAAAACTGAAAGACTTCGCATCGCAGCTGATGGAACAATTACAACTCTTGGAACTACTGCAAGATCAGATTGGATTACAACTTCTTTAAAACCATCATTTCAAATCGCAAGTAATTATAATCCTTGGTTATCTTTGTTTAAGCATAGTGCCGATCCATATGGTCCATATCTTTGTTTAGGTAAAACAAGAGGAACATCAGCTACTTCAAACACTGTTGTACAGGATGGTGATGAATTAGGAAATATAATGTTTGAAGGAACAGATGGTTCAACATTTAGACCAGGTGCAAGAATCGTTGCAAAAGTTGATGGAACTCCTGGTTCTGGTGATATGCCAACTAGATTGTCATTTCTTACAACTTCTGATGGTCAAAATAATGTAACTGAAAGACTTCGCATCCAAAGTAATGGAAGGGTGCTTATAAATCCAAACAACAATATACTTCCAGGCAACGCTCCAGGTGGTGGTGGTGGATCTAATACTAATGGATATTTAAATGTTAGAAGTGCTAATGGTGAAATGGCTCTAGGACTTCTTAATAGCAACTCTATTGCTAATAATGCTGCTAGAGGAACTGTTTTAACAGGAATTAATTTTATAAACAGAAACTACTATACAAGTAGTAATAAAGCTGGAACTGGTTATGTAATTAGAAATGAAAAAGGTCATGGAGCATACATGGATAGATGTGATTTAAGACTTATACCAGGTTATGATGGAAATACACTCTATAGTAATAGATCAGTTGTCTTTGAATTTGATGGTGCTGTTCGTCCTGGCAGTGATGATTATGCATCTCTTGGAACTAGTGGTGCAAGATGGACTGCTGTATATGCTACCAATGGTAGTATTCAAACTTCTGATGAAAATCTAAAACAGAATATTCAATCATTATCATCTGCTGAAATGAATGCTGCTGCTCGTATTTCAAAATTATTCATAACATATAAATGGAAATCTAAAGTAGCAAAAGAGGAAGCAGGTGGTGATGCTGCAAGAATTCATACAGGTGTAATAGCACAGAGGATAAAGGCAGCTCTGGAAGCAGAAGGATTAACTGCTGCAGATTATTCATTCTGGTGTGAAAATATTACATGGAAGGATTCTGAAGGTAATATTGTTGGTGATGGTAGAAAAACTGGAGTTGGTGTTTATGATGAATTAACTGATACAACACCTTCAACTGATGGATTCATTAAAACTGTTGAATATGCTGTAAGATATGATGAACTTCTTAGTTTTGTATCTGCATATAATGAACAAAGATTCACATCTCTTGAAGCAAGAGTCGCTGCCCTTGAGAGTTCATAAATAATCAAAAAGTAATATGGCATTAGATAAACTAACGATTATTAATAATGGTGGTTTGAGCACTACCTCGGATTATCGTGTAGGTGTATTAACTGCCATAAAATTTGTTGGACCGATTGAAAGTGAATCTGCGACATTCACTGGTAGTGTATCAATCGGTGGAACATTAACATACGAAGATGTAACTAATATAGACTCAGTTGGACTAGTTACAGCGAGAGATGGAATATTTTTACCAGATACTAAGAAAGCTCAATTTGGAAATACTGCTGCAGATCCAGACCTTGAAATATATCATGGAGGAACAGCGAGTTACATTTCACATAGTGGCACAGGTAATCTTTTTATACATTCTGATACTGTTGCAATTAGAAAACAAAATCAACAAGCATATTTTGTAGGTGTAAATGGACAGAGTAAATTATATGAGGGTGGGAGCGAGAGATTAGTAACAACTGACAAAGGTATTACGGTTGGAACTGGTGTCACAATTGAAACGAATGGTAACTCTAATTTTGTTGGTGTAAGTTCATTAGGTACAGGTGCAACTGGAGCAGTCTATCTTTATAACCCAGATGCTGATGCTTTATCTGGAACTACGAATGACATATATGGTTGGAAAGCAAAAACATATGAAAGTGGTCTTCAAGTAAACAGCACATTATATCTTTCACGTTCAGGATCAAATGGATTATCATTAGGATATAATAATGCAACTGGAAGTAGTATCACTGCTAATTCAGGATTCATGAATATATCGGTCCCACACGGACCACCAATGTATCTTCGTGCATTTAAATTTTATTTGCAGAATGGTCATGCTAATGCTACTTTTGCAGAAATAAACACAGATGCTTCTGCTAATAATGAAGTTAAGTTGTTCTATGGTAATGTCAAAAAATTTGAGACGGTATCTTCGGGAGTTAATGTAGTTGGTACAACAACCACAACACAACTTGCAGTTACAGGAGTTTCAACATTCACTGGTGACATAAAACTCTCAGTAGATGGTCTACAAGCACTAGCAGTAAAGAATTTTGGTTATAGTGGTAGCTATAAGTCAATAATGGTTGGAAATCCAAATAGTAATACTGGAGTAGTTGCATTAAATGTAGATGTATCAGGAATTTCAGGAAGTCAATTCCATGCAAAGGATCAAGTAGTTACAGGTTATAGAGGTTTTTTAACTCCTAATGCTGCTGGAAATAATTTTATTGGTGTATTTTCAAGAGACGGAAGTGCAGATAAGATATATTTTGGACCCTCTATACTTAGTGGATTGCCTAATGGTCCAATAACTGCAACAACTAGTAATGTTGGTATAAATGTAACAGATCCAGATAGTACTCTTGAAATTAATAAGGGTTCTGAGGGGAGATATTTAAGAATTGGTGGTGATAATGCTAGTAATGGAAGAGCATTAACATTTACTTCATCGACAGGTAATACAGGTTCTAATGGTGCATTACATACTATTAGTGCTACATCAGGAAATGGTGCAATTGCTTTAGATACAGGAGGAACAGAAAGACTTCACATCGACGCAAGTGGTGATGTAAAAGTAACATCAAGAGGTTCAAACAATTCAGGTGCTCCATTCTATGTTGCTGTAACAGGTAAATCCAGTGTAGACTATTCTGGTGGTGGTGATGATACTGCTTGTTTAAGGATTGTAGATAATGGAACCAATAATAGTTACTTTCATGGACTTGAATTAAGGACAAAACAAGGTGGAGATGTCAGATTATATGCACAGGATAAAGGTAATGATGTATCTGATTTTGTTGTTGCAGTTGATAATTCAGGTTTAGCAGAAAGACTTCGCATCTCATCAGGTGGGCAAGTAAGAATGAATACTGCTGGAGCTCCAGCAGCAGATCTTCATGTGGGTGGAACTGGTGAATCTCTTAATGCCTATTTCCAAACATCAAGAGTATCAGGTGCATACCATCATTATGCAATAGGTAATAGTGGAGCAACTCTTGGATATATTGGATCTGCTGGTCAAATTTCTTCTACTGGTTCATCAACTGGTTTTGCTTTTAGATCACAAGGTCATTTAGAATTCTGTTCTGGTGGATCAACCCAAAGAGTTCGCATTACAAATGGTGGTAATGTACAAATAGTATCACGGGGTTCTACTACTCCAGGTGCACCGCTTTATGTTGCTGTAACAGGAAAAAGTAGTGTAACATACGCTGGTGGTAATGATGATACTGCTTGCGTAAGAATTGAAGATGAAGGGGGTAGTGATGGTTATTATCATGGATTAGAATTTAGGACAAAACGAAGTGGAGATACCAGAATATACGCACAGGATATTGGGCAGAATCTCGCTGATTTAGTATTTGCAACTGATAGTGGTTCAGGTGGTAGTGCTGGAATTAAAGAAAGACTTCGCATCACATCAGATGGAATTGTAGATATAACTGGTAAATTAAGAATTGATATAGCATCATCTGGTGGTGCTGGTTCTGGAACTGCTGAAGGTATATTTTTAAGAAATACCACAGAAAGCGATAATAATGCAGTTACTATATTTGGTGGTGCAGATGATTATAATACTGCAGCATCAGCGATTAATTTTGTAAATGTAGATCATTCAGCAAATTATGGTGATATCACTTTTGATACAAGAGGTTCAGGTGGTTATTCAGAAAGACTTCGCATCACATCAACAGGATTAGTAAAAATAGATGAAGCAAGTCCTGTTGCTGGCACTAACGGAGAAAATGCATTACTTCAAGTAAAATCTACATCACAATACGATGGATTATTATTAGGTCATGGATATGGATATGGAACGATTGGAAAAGGTTCTGGAGGTGCTTTAATTTATACTGGTAATGCTAGTCCTGGCAATCTAGGTGGAACTGAAACAATAATGCATGATTGGTGGTCAGGTTCTGCTGGTGGAGGCGGACCTAATCGACTAATGATGTTAACTACCAGTGGTAATGTTTCAATTGGTGGTAGAGACGAAGCGTTGAGTAATTATGCTGCTGGTAACACTACTACAAAGTTAGCAGTGGTTGATAATGGTGCTGGTAGTGGATACCATGAAGTTGCACATTTCACTGCAGGTACTGATAGTAATGATACTGGTGCAATAGTCAGAATTACTCAGTTTAATAATGATCGTGGACTTTACATTAAAGCAGGTAGAGGATCAGGTGATCGAGCAAAGGCAATTTTTGGATTAAGAAACTCTGGTGCCACTGATAGTGATAAACTGACAATTAACCAAAGTGGTGAGATAGAGATAGCAACTCGAAATAGTGGTAACACTGGTGATTTTACATTAAAAATTGGATCATTCGGAATAAGAACAGAAGATACTGGTGGATATAATTGGTGGAGAATAGATCGTAATTATGGTGGAATGAATCCTTTTATAGCAATGCGAGCAGATGGTAGAATTGGTATTGGTGAAGAAAATCCTGATCGTCGTCTACATCTTAAAGATCCTGCTCAAATAAAACTTGAAAGCACTGGCACAGGAAATTGGTCAGGTTTACAATTCATGGCAAGTAGTGGAACAAATAATTATGATGCCTATATGGGAATGCAAGATTCTGATGGAGTCTTTTTCATAGACAATAATTCTAATGGAATTGATTTTAGTATAAATCGTGACGGAAAGGTACAAATAGGACCAATAGTGAATGGTGGAGCAGCAAATGTTCTTGATATGGGAAATGCTACTGGTAATAGAGGTATTAGTTTTGGTGGTGAAAGTTTCAATTACACAAATATTTGGACTGAATATGGAAGTGGAGACTTATGGTTAGCATGTGGTCTAAGACCAGTTGGAACCTCTGCTGGATTCTATAGTTCCTATGGTAGTGCAATGGGTCGTGCTGCGATTCAAATTGATGCTTTTGGAAATGATGGTATACATTTCTATACTTCTACTGGTCAAACTGTTGCTAAAGATGGTGCAATAACAGTTAATGAACGTGTGCATATTTCAGGTGGCGGTATTACGAGATTCAAAATTAACAAAAATTCAACTGCTGTAGAAATTACCACTCATGGTGATGGAACTCACTCTTTTGGTGATGAAGCAAGATTAGATTTCCTCATGAAAAATGAAGTTAATCAGTCAACAGGAAATCCAGCAGCAAGAATCGCATCATATCTACAGAGAGGTAACAATGGTTATGGATTGAAGTTTTATGTAAGATACTCTGCAGGAACTTTCATTGAGAGTTTAAATTTAACTGCAGATTACCACGTATTACCTGGTGTAGATGGAACTGCTGATTTAGGTTCTACTTCAAAACGTTGGAGAGATGTATACACTAGTGACCTTGATTTGTCAAACGAAACTAAGGGTGGTAATTCAATTGATGGTACTTGGGGTTCTTACAAAATAGAAGAGGGTGAGGATGATCTCTTCATAATAAATAGAAGAAATGGTAAAAAGTATAAATTTAATTTAACGGAGGTTTCATAATGGGATATTATCAAGGCAGTAACAACGTCTATACTAAATTTGATAGACCACATTATGAGATGATGCCATATCCAATAAATTATAATCAGGGAGGTCACGACGGAACTAATGGATTTGGAAGTGATGGTGACTGTACAATCACTGCAGAAAGTCCTGGTAATAAAGGATTTGAAGCACCATATTGGAGTGCTAACCAATGGAATAGTTATAGTAACACACAAAACTCTAGAGTAAATGCGACTGGAAATGCTTATATGTATTTTGGTAATCAGTATAATAAAGGTCCAATTTCAAACAGAGGTGGATTATTAGATGGATGGGGTGCAGTTAGTGGTGGAAAAATATTTAAAATTGCAAAGACAGGAAATAGCACATCTTGGACAAGTGGTATAATGATGTATGCAAGAAATGAAGTAAAATATGTTAAACATCACATTATGAGATTTAGAGCGTATTTATGGATATCAAGTGGATTTGGAAGTTCCTCTACAACATTGAAAGTAGGTATAATGGATTCATTATCAACATTCACAATTCCCAGTTTAAACGACTGGTATTATGTTGACCATGTTTTTGGTACCTCTGATGTCTTGAGTCCTGATGTTAGATTAAATCTTGGTAGAGATAGTGGTGGTGGTACAAGAGAGGTGTGGATGGCACATCCTTGCACATATGCAGTGACTCTATCTTCAATTAATAATGATGAAAATAAAGCATATGACGACACAATAAATATGTCTAGTGCCAGTTTTATGGGACTGCTAGGATCAAGTGCTAGTCACGGTCAAGATTAAAAAATATGAAATTAACACATTCACACAATTCAGAAATAAAAATTTCTGCACACAAAAGATCCAGAGAACAAATGCACCGACAGGCACAAGATCAGTGTTTATGTCTTGGTATAGATTATGTTGAATCTGATTTTATTGAAACATATGATTATCAGGAGGCAAAATATTTTGCAAGACTTGAATTAAATGATACTGATTGGAGAGCATCAAAAGCAAATGATACTGGAGTTCCGATGTCTGATGCTTGGAAAAAATACAGACAGGATTTAAGAGATATAATAAACTCAACTTCTACAGAGGATATACTTTGGCCAAATAAACCATCATAGTTAAGAATTTTATTATGGACAATTTGAAAGATTTTATTTACATTCAAGAGAACACTCTTTCAAAAGATTTTTGTAATCACTGCATACAAAAGTTTGAGATCGATGATCGTAAATGTGATGGTGTTTTTAACAATGGCAACTCTGGAATGCCTGTGGTAGATAACGCTGTAAAACAGTCAACGGATTTATATATTAGTTCAGAAAGTGATTGGAATGAAGAGAGTCTTACTTTTGATAAATCTTTATCTAAACATTATGAGTCTTATGTCGATAAAACTTTTTCTGAAGAATATAAAAATGATTTTCATGCTAGGTCAAAGGGTTTTCAAATACAAAGAACAAAACCTGGTCAATTTTACAGATATCATAGTGACAGTTACAGGGATAGATTAGTCACTTATATATGGTATTTAAATGATATATTTGAAGATGGATATACTGAATTTGAATTTGGATTAAAAGTTCGACCAAGAACTGGAAAAATATTATTATTCCCTGCAACATGGCAATATTTACACAGAGGATATCCACCTAAGTCTGAAACTAAGTATCTGTGTACTGGTTGGTTATATTTCGCATCATAAAATATTCGTTATCAAAAAAGATATATAGACAAATCCTTACAAAATGGTATAATAGGAGACAATTAAATTATAAATCATTATTTAAGAGTAAATATGAACTTTACGGTCTATTCCAAGGATGGATGTCCATATTGCGAAAAAATAAAAGAAGTTTTAGACTTGACAAAACTAAGTTACGTGGTGTATAATTTAGATGAGCACTTTGACAAAAACTCTTTCTATGAAGAGTTTGGAAATGGTTCTACCTTTCCACAAGTCTCAGTCGATGGTAAAAAACTAGGGGGATGTGTTGACACAATCGAATACCTCAAAGAAAATAAAATCGTCTAGTGACGATATAAATAAATCGACCTACCACATTGATCGTGGTTTTGAGTTAATACTCTCTGGAGGTAAAAAAAAGAGACCTAAATCATTTCGTATTGGGTTGGATAAAGTTATTTCATTTTTCACAAAGAAAATAACAATCCACTTTGATTTTTTTATTGACATACAAAAATAACGGGGGTGTTATGTTAGCTGTAACTTTGGTATTCGGTTCCTTTCTATTAATTGGTTTCCTTATTATAGGAATCATAGGAGGTTGGGTCGCCAGAGAATACTTAATGAATTATCAGGAAATACCAAAGGTGCATCCTGAGATGTTTGACCAAAATGGAAATTTAGTTCCAGATGATATTGTAGCATTTAGATTTGAAAACAATTATGACAACGACGAAGAAGACGAAGACTAAAACAGTTAAAACTGTCAAAGCAAAATCTTCAGCAATTCCTGTATTACCTAACATACCATTTGCGTATGAAGTTCTGGATGCTGCTTCAAAACAAAGAAGTAAAGCAAAGAAAGTAGAGGTATTGCAAAGATATAAGCATCCATCTCTTGTAACTTTATTTGTGTGGAATTTTGACTCTTCAATTATTACATTATTGCCAGAAGGTGAAGTTCCATATGGTAATACAAGAGAAGATCAGAATACCACTGGAACATTATCGGGAAAGATAAATGATGCTGTTGATAAGATGGCAGAAATGGGATCTACATCTTTAGGTTCACAAGATCAAGGTAAAGCATCAATTCGTGGAGAATATAAGAAGTTTTATAATTTTTGTAAAGGTGGTAATCCAAGTTTAAGCAGTCTACGTAGAGAGACTATGTTTATTAACATACTTGAGGGTTTGCATCCATTAGAGGCAGAATTATTATGTTTAGTCAAAGATAAAAAACTTGAAGACAAATATAAAATTACAAAAGAAATTGTATCAACAGCATATCCAGAAATTCAATGGGGTGATAGATCATGAGTGAACCAGTTTTGACAGAAACAGAAACAAAAATAGAAGAGAAGAAAGTTATATGGAGTAAAAAAGAAAGAGATACATCTAAAGAAACATATGGTTGTGAGATCATAGTTGAGAATGGATCTAAACAAGACATTCAAACTAGAGAAGCTCCATCAGATTGTTTGATAGTTACCTATGAATTTGACGGTCAGATACATCAAGATCTAACAAGAGGAACAAGAGTCTCAATCTTTGATATGTATTATGATAAGTTTAAGAATGGTTTGAAGAAGATCGATTATGGTTATGGCACAATTAAACCAAACCTATGGGGATATCAATCAGCACAAGGACCCAAAAAGAAAAAGCGAAAGTAGTTACAAAAATAGTCGAAAAAAAATCCCG